CCAGCACCCATGAAACAATACGCTTCACCAGGCGAAACAATGGAGACTGCTACGGGTTTGATGGGTTAGGGTGTAAAACAAAAACCCCATGGATCAGGGGTTGTAAATCATTGATTTATAAGAGCAGACTGGTGTACCAGGTGAGTTCTGGTACACCCTAGTCAATTTGTCTTGATGGGTGCCGTGGAATTCACGGAGGTGCGCCAGCAGGAATGATTCTCATTCCTGGTTCCATTCTGGTATGTGGAGTGATTTTAACGAATTCTTGTTTTTATTATACCAGAATTGAGCAACATGGTTCCATTCTGGTATGTGGAGTGATTCTAGTGTATCCTTGTTTTTGTTGTACCAGAATTGAGCATCAATATATGCGTCCTCACATAAATCATCCATGAGATACCCTTTCAATTCATCCTCTGATTTAACAAGCAATCCACCCATAATACTCTCTCCAATAACTACACCGCCAAGGTATAGTTCCAATCTTGCCATAATCCAAAGCAATTCACCACTATTGACTTTATATTCATATTCCTTGAATTCTTCTTCATCAAAATCAAAACTATCCCGAATAGTCATTTCCTCCCAAGTATAAGACAATCGTGCATCAAGACCCTTATACCCGAAAGTATCTACATTATACCATTGTGTCATATTAACCTCCAAAAACCATTTCGGATACTTGTGCAATATAGTATCCGGCATCCATACCACCGAGCTCAGTATGCTTTTCCAATACTAATGCACGGTCGTCCGATACAAAATCAAAAACAGGGAACCGATTTCCCTTGAATAGTTCATTCATCCATTCCTGGGAATTGTCGGCATAATGGTATACGATATACCCTTTCATAATATATCGCTCAATAATTGTCAAAAACTGTTTCTACATTTTCGTGACCGATAATAATACTATCACGAACGGCACCATATACTGTAATAGGTTCAACCAAATCAATATGGTGTTTAATACCACCACCATATGATGCCCTGGATAACCGGACTTTACCAGTAAACGGGAATTCACCCAAATACTTTCCAGTGATATACTGATTTTCAAGGTTCCACATATATTATGCCTCCAATACCAGTTTGATAACCTTTTTGATTTTATGACCGTGTGCCTTATACGCAATCAATTTAGTATCCTTATTCCAACATTCTTCACACGGACCACATTTTCCGCCATTATTATAAGCGCGGCAGACATACATATCGTCCGTGACCTGTGAATCATCCGATATAATGGTTGATCCGTGTGTTTCATTATACTCTCCAATAACCGAATCAGACGAGAACCGAACCACCGCATTGGGTAATGCATTGATTTTATCCAGTATACCTTGAAACTTGGCAAACTTATACATTCTGGTGGGTACCCAGAATTTAGTATTAGGTGACTGTTCAATTACTTGAAGAATCTTTTTAGCCAATCCAATATGGTACATATCACCAGAATCAAAAAAACGAAATTTCTTATCTTTCTTGAGTGCGGATACCATATCAGATACCCATTCATCCCTTTTCCAATCTTCTTTATTGGATGCCCGTGGAGCAATAGTGGTTGACCAGACGTAAGCACCAGTGGTTGCGTAGCACCCTGAACAGGCAGCAACCAGGTTGCCGTCCGCACCGCGTGAACCAGGGCAGGTGTCCACCGCTTGGAGAGACCAAGAGCGAGCACCAAGCTTTGAGGTTTGTGAGATTTTGATGGTGGTTTTCATGATATTTTTCCTTTGTTGTTTCAAACTATGGATACAGTCTAACAGAAAAACAGGAAAAGGCAAGCCATCAGGCACGCTCCGTGGTGAAACAGTCTGCCAACCAGGAAGAAACAATCAACGGTCATATCCGAATAGTATCACTGCCGATACTATTGCAATAACCCCAATAATCATTATTTCAAGTTCTATCATAGGTCTGACCAAATACTGAAATTATCTGCGTCAAAATCAGAACCAGTATTAATAAATGGCATATAATCGGTATCATATTCTTCCTCAATTTCATCAGGTACTGTTACAGGGCCCATGGTGGGCTTATATTCATCAATTTCTTCAAACCAATCCTTTCCGTTTAGAATACTCATTAGGTAATTTCCTTAATAATGTTGCCAATAATAGTTAAAAGTATAAACATCACACCAATAAAATATAGACTATATTTCATTAACGCAACATCCCCAATAGTGCCATAATAACATCATTAATAATCATCATTACTTTTTCTCCGCAATAGTGCAATCACCGAATTTAACATTCTTCGGCAATTCCTTATCAATAGTGTAATACAATCCATTCTCACAAGCACTCTTGGTTGGGTATTCGCCATGAATAACAGAACCAGAAAACAAAACTACAGTCAAAATATAAGTCATAATATAATCTCCAATAATTAATCGTTAGCAATACCAGAAACAATCTCTGGCATATCATTTTTATATTCTTCAATCAGGGTAATATCAACATAACCATAAATTTCAAAAATGTTATTCTTAGCATCCTCTTCAGATTCAGCCCAGATAAAATCATAATCATGACGGGTGAATTCAATATAGTATTCTTTTTCAGACATTTTATTCATCCCAATCCTTTAAACCAATTTCTTCAGCAGTATCATAAACATCATCATACGGAATAGAATCCCAATACCATTCATCATACTGATAAACATCATAATCTTCATACATAATTATAAACTCCTAATCAATTTCTTCAAACTATGGATACAGTCTATCAGAAAACCCGCGGAAGTCAAGCCCTGGATTGCACCAATCCATGAAACAATGGTGAGCGATCCAGTGAACAACCGTCCGTGAATCCGTGAGAGTCAATGCCGTGCCGTCTTGGCAGGATGAAGGAGGGAAGGAATTGGTGAGGTAAGTGGTTGAACCGTATTGGTGGAAATGACGCCTTTACCAGGTTTTCTGGATACGTTTAACATATAGTGGAAGAAACCCGAACAGGAAAATCCCCTCATAATAATATACAGTATTACCACCATCAGTTCGTCTAGTCCAAGATTTAATGTATATCATCTCATATACCTCAAATCTGGTTCAACATTACGTTTAATAAATTGTTTCATTTCATATAGTTCACGACCATGATATTCTTGTAAATGAATTAAACTCTCTTTCAATCTTTCAATCTCCTTGTGCATATCATATTTCAATTTATCATTCTCTATGTACATTTCATATACAAACTTTACTAATTGTGCATACATAGTAGCAAAGTTTTCGTCACCATTAATAGGTTGATTCAATCTTTCTTGTAATTCTTCGTATGTCATTATTCAAACCTTCAGAACACGAACAATATATAAAGGAATGAAACCAAATAGAAAAACACCTTTATAATAATAGAATACATTGGTTCCAGATTTCTGTTTAATCCAATTTTTTATATAAATCATTATTGAAATCTCACTTTGATTTTATCTTTATTATCTTTATCATATGCTTGAACAATGGTATATTTTCTGCCATCGGAATACTCCAGAATATCAGAAACGAAATCATATAAAGATTTGGATATTTCTGGTGGAACACCATTCAATACAATAGTAACAGGTTCTTTACTCATTAGTAATTACTCGCCAAACTCTGTAATGATTTAATAAAATGAGGTAATTCATCCTTACTGACGAATATACCATTTTCATCATGGTATTCACCACCATATATTCGCCAATTAATCGTCACACCATAATTGTCTTGTTCCAGTTTATAATGGAAATCACTGATGGTATCATGCAATATAATAGTATTAGATTCAATCATTATTTCCTCACCATTGCTTGATATAATGTAGGAGGATAGACTCTGTTATCAATACCGATACCACCCGTAGGTTCCCAACCCTGTTCCATAAACTCAATAACTTCTATTTCCAATTTAAAAGGATCATCATTACGGAGTATTGCATAGTATGGTTTATGATTATCATTCATTATGAATCAACCTCCCATTCTTCAATACCCCATGCATCCGACTCAAATATATCGGGTTCATTCTCCCGTAAAAAAGACTCTGCATTTTCATAAGTAGAGAAGATACCCAACATATCATAACCATTCCAAACCACATATACTACCATTATTCACCATCCCCCCACCACATATTAGATTTGTCATCAATATATGTTTTGTCATCATCACAATCATCATAACCATTTTTATATGCTTGATTAGTCAGATTCAATAGGTATTGATTGAATTCTTCCTGAGTGATATTACTCTTAACCACTGCATTATATAAATCATTCCAGGATAAATCTAATACATTCACTCCGTCATTCATTCTTCATCACCATTCATATAATCTTCAATTACGTCAACCAACCAATTCCTATCAAAATGCTCGTCATATAATGCATTATAGTATATCTGTTTAATAAGATTTTCGGCATTAACCCCAGACTGTAAGGCATCCATTATATCTGCAATATCCAGTTTCATTTTCATTATTCATCCTCCCACAAATGTTCCAACCACATATGCATATGTTCCAACCACATATGTTCCAAAACTTCAACAGGAATACCCATTGAATTAGATATATCCAAATAGCTATTACCCATACTAAGTAGGTCAGAGATATAATCAATATCCTTTTCAGTCATATTAATACGCATTATTCAATCTCAATACTTCCAACATTATAATATGCTTCCATCAACCTCAATACTTTCAACATTATAATATGCTTCGTTATATGGATACTTTTCCACTAATACCTTTCTATATGCGTCTGCCTTTCCCCATTCAGAGAATATCCTATTTCCAATAATTACTGGATTTGAACCTACAGAAGAATTCGTTACACAATAAACATAATTACAGTCACACATTATTGCGGTTCTCCAACAATACCAGTATTAACTTCAAGATCAAATGATTCAGAATAGATACCATCCCGAAACCCCTCATTATATGTAGATTTTGTGTTATATATCATATAATCTTGAAATTCATCCCAAGTGATATTTCCCTTGGTAACTTCATTATATAAATCATTCCAGTTTAAATCTAATACATTATTCATTATACAATAAACTCCGGTGAAATCTTAATAAGACGATAGGTAACATTAGTAATACCGGATTCTTCTTGATCCTCAATAATAGAATCAAACAAACTCTTAATCCTATTATAATCAGTATCTTGCTTGATATGACATACTGAACCATCACTATTCCTAGATTCAATAATAAGATAATAGGTATAGGTATCAATAATCTTCTGTTCCATTTTAATCTCCAATCAATTTCTTACTATGGGTCCATTGTATCAGAGTCCATGGAAAAGTCAAGCCCTGGTGCATAACGATTGCTGATGGAATTGATGGTCTATCATAAGAAAAATTTATGATAGATTTATTGATATTTTCACCAGATTTGATGAAAATTTGTATAAATAAGAGTATGGTTCGCGATACGTCCAATATCCAACCATTCTAATACTAAACGGGAGTATCAGCAGTAACAATAGGATATCCATATCCTATGCGTTAACAGTATATAGTATGATTTCTTTTGATATATTCCGTCCAGTATTGGTTTTTATATTGATTTAGACCACACAAAAACGGAACTATTGGCAAAGGCAAGTATAGCGATCCGTGTCATTATATGATAGAATACCCAAGTGGGAAATGGTATTATATAAAACAATTATCCCAATGAGTCAGATATAACGGTTGCTGTATTGGCTGTTATATCCGAGTTTAAGAAACAGACATATACCGAAGATAGACAGAATATAATCGCTACCGGACTTCCTAGTGCCCCTTTAATAGGTCATTCTAATACAGTATTATACTATACTGAAACCCATTATAGTAATATCCACCACGTTTGGTGGATATTGCCTTCCGTAAACCAAACATAATAATACTAGATTAAATCCCACCAGAATCACTCCACGAGGTTTCAATTTAAAACCTTATTAGTAATAAATTTATTATAATAAGTCCAACGTGGAAAACGCACCAAGTGCTATAACACCATAAGATATTATTCTGCCTCAGGGGGAATAATATGCCAAATGTTTTGTTCAATATGATTAAACCTATTGAACATATCAATTCTAATATATTCTTCAATCATTTCATTAATAGAATCATCATGAACCCTATTAATATGCTGTAGAATAAAATCCCTACATTTATTATTAATATCATCCTGTTCGGATAGGAATTGAATATAATTGGATATAATGGACATAATAGTTTCCTAAAATAGTGCTTCACTCATCGTTCCACTCGTGGTCTATTATGTATAAGGTTATATCCGTCTGACCAATTTAACATGAGATAATTTATAAGACATGGATTCTAATGAGGTATCAATAATGTCCTTATTATCAATATAGGGCACCAATTTACCAACCAATTCCACTTTATCCCCTTTATTCAATTTAATAGGTAGATCAGTCTTAATCCATTTAACTTTTATATAAGGTAGAATACAGATACCATTATGTTCAATGAATACAATGGTATATTCATAATACCTTTTCCGTTCACCGGATTTAGGATATACAACAGATTTCTTAACCTGATCCGATTTATTAATATATTTAATATATCCAGTAACCGTTAAAGTGGTTCTTAATAGTGGCTTAATGTAGTCAGGTATCATATAATGGTCCGAATAGTCTGTAGAATGGGTTAATCATTAATAATCGGAGAGAATAGAATAATAAGAAAGTCGCAGAAAATACTGCTATAACCTATTGATTTATAAGAAGAAATCCAGTAAAAATACTGTAATATGGACGCCCTATGGACCGTGCGCGGTAGAGTCGTTGAATATGGTTTGTAAGTGATTGATTTGGATAGGGTAATAGACTTAGTGAGACAGTCCAACGAATTTATTTTGTCAATCCCACCAATAATTCACCAATAACCACCAATAATCCGCAAATAACTTGTATAAATACCTACATGAATTGCATTTAATACTGTATTGGTACTCCGAAACATACATTAGCTACGGCACCGTCACTGGAGTAAGACATACCTAATTCAGTAATTCATCATGATTTATGATCCATTATTGCTCTTTACACTCCGTTAATACTATTACAAGGCAATTACCCGTATAGAGGCAACAAGCCAGGGCGCCACGCATAATAACTCAATAACGCTATAAGGATAGCGTTATGATTTTTTTTATCTAATGGAAACTTATTAATCCACTTTTACGGAAAGTATATTGATTAAATCTCCAAACTTATAATATGCTAAATCTCTCGCCTCTGCTTCGGAATTGCATTTAAAAGTGTCAATCTCTGTAATAGTGCTTTTAGCAAATACATAATCATATTTCTCCAATGTGACTTCATATTCTTTCATTACTCAATACTTCCATTCTTCCACTGATATTAGATCATAAGGTTCACCATCCATGAATTCATGGAATAAACCCCATCCATCCCGTTCATTATCACATTCAATAACGGTTTGTTCTACATGTGAACATTCATCAGACCAATGGTCAATAACCTTAAAACGGAAACGGTAATTCATTATTCAATTCCAAAATGTTTGTTAATTGCGTGGATGTAATCTTCCGACGTAGGTACTTGACCTTTTTCTTCCATTGTAACATCAGTGATTAGAATAGACGCAATCACTTTTTTATGCATATCCTTAATAATCAACTCGGCAAATTCTTGAAGATTCTCTTGATCAAAGGTAGTTTGGATACTCCATGATAAGCTAGCTTTCACGGCAAGATCTTTAATTCGTTCATTCATTATTATAATACCCTATATTAAGCAGTCAGAAGAACATCCCAAGCATTACTTGGACGATTAACTGGTTCAGAAGTACCAAATACCAGTTTAGATTTACCTCTTACTGACCGGTTAACCTTATTCTTTTGCGGTTTACAGGTAACCACTTTGCCGCCATTCAGCATAAACTCAGAGGTTAACAGAGCCAGCTCAAGGTGCATTCTTTCACGATTTTCATTTACACTTTTCATAATATATTCTCTATCAATTCAATTTAAAATAAGATTGTATCAGACTTTTTCGAGATTGTCAAGCTACTATTAGTAAATAGTCTGTTTCTCAGGAAGAAACAATGATTACAGATATTCATTAATATCAATGAAACGAATCTCAGAGTCAAATTCAGAGATAACTAATTGCACATACTGTAGTGCGTCATTAATAGACTTATTATCAGAATACTTGATGCAGTATTCGAATATTTCATCATGTGATTCTAATACTAAATCGATATCACATTCATCGATAGTATACTCTGACAATTGATCGATCAGAGTATCAATATCTGCAATTGCAAGTTTGCGAATACTAGTATTAGTTTCTTTTTCAAACTGTTCAATACTATTAATTGCAGATTCAAGATTATTAATAATTTCACTATTCATTTGATATACTCTCTATTGATTTAAATTATGAGATATTGTCTCACATATCGCAGAGAATGTCAAGTCTTTTTTGTGTCTATTTTGCGCTACAATGCGTTTCTTCCGAGTGAACAATGAAATTGTGTGTAGTCCTGTGTGCTTGTGGAGGAGGAGGTTATCACAAAAGAGTAGCGGTGGCAACCAGGGCGAGTGAAATAAAGTGCTTGACAAGTGACAGTGACTTATGATATAATGGTGAGTGAAGCGAACGAAGTGAGCGTAGCTAAGAAAAGTTCATCCTGGCCCAAACTCTTTATTTCCAATTTTTTTTCTCCAGCTCCCCAGAGAACCAGAGAAATTTTCAATTTTACTTTTTGTGATCCCAAAATTTTTTTCGGAGGCCGGACTTTCTGGTAGGTTTAATATACAACTTGGTTCTCAGAGATTTCATTCTATAATGCTCTCTAAGACTCTCTAATACATTACGATCAATCTCATCACTTATCCATTTAACGATACGAGGGTTCGCATTATCGTTTACCATATCAATTACCCCAGCGGTCAATGACTTCTTGGTGGATATTCTCTCGGTTCAAAAAGGATACAGAGGTCAGATTAGGTTTGCAAATCGTATATACCTTATTACAATAGGATACACAGTCATAACTTTTTTCTTCTATGAAATGAAACTGATCTTCTGGTATATACTGTAGTAGTTGTGGGTAAATAAAGTGTGTATTCTGGTGTGGTTGGTTATAATCTCTTGCATCAATCAAAGCTTGCATTAATGCACCCTTATACTTACCGGGGAAGCAATAGAAATTATCATCAATTGCACCACTCAGTTCCCATTCACCATGTCCTTCTTTAGCTATGAAGTTAAACTTATTATAATCGATGTTCAGTTCAGTAATAGGTTTATGGAAATGGGTATCAGGTCGAATATGAACCACAAAGTCTTCTTCGATCAGTTCAATATTCTTGAGTGACTGTAACTTGGTCCTCAGGTTATTGGAGTCATTGATATTCTCAAAAATAAAGCATTCTTTGGCACCATACGAGTCAATCATGTCTTTTAGTAGTTCATGATTATATGTGGTGATGTATACTGATAACTCAGAAATCTCTTTGAGTGGGTCAATGATATTTCTTTTGATATTGGGGAAACAATGGCGAAAATCTCTGATACCACCATAAGAGATACCACATACGATAAGGGATACTTTCATTTCTCTAATCTCTTTATGTTAATTTCAATTTCATTTTTAAAGTCTTCTAAGGCCTGTGCATAACCTTTTTCGAAACCTTCATTATAAGCATCCTGTTGTACCAGTAGAGCAAACTGTTCCACTCTGACTCCTAGGTTTACATTATGATTGGAATCATCATTGGTGATCCATGGTGGTAGATCGACAATCTTTGCAAGCCGATTAAATTCCGGATTCTTCATTATCAACCCTCTCTTTTAATTCTACCATTCTTTGTTTGTTTCTTTTCAGTTGGTCTGTATTACTCTGTTCACCACATAGAGGACAGTAGGAGAATTCTATGGTCAGTTTATAAGGTCTATTCTTGTAGTAGACAGTATTCTCATCAACCTTCTCGGTCATTTGAAATTCTGTGCAGATAGGACAAAGCATTATTTCTTTCCTCTCTTAGGTTCAGGCATAGGGAGAGGCGGAGTATATTCATACTGACTCACACTCGGTTTCTCTGGTTGCACTGGTGTTTGAGTTATTGGTTTGATCGTACCATAATAAAACGCAAGACCCATGAAGTAAGCTACAACATACATGAAAGCGGTTCGTTTATACCAGGAGAGGAACGAGGCAAAGGTCATTCCCAGCATGAACGAAAACAGATTCAGGTTGTTTAGTGATATTTCAAATAATGCGGTGTTCATAGGAAAGCCTTCCGGAAAATCGTTAGAAACGGACTCGACCGGATTCTCTAAGTTTCAATGTAAATTTCTTGATTTCTTGTCTCATACTGGAATCAGGAGGTAATTGCACATACACACGAATCAAGAAATCAACCACTTCTTTGATAGTGATTTCTTTCTCTTTATTCATTGAGAAGTTGGGGGTCACCACCACCTTCAAGGATGAAATCTTCGGCTAGAGTTTCAGCATCATCCTGTTTCTTGTGTGTTGACTTACGAATTACCTTGTTGTTAATCATATAAGACACCTGGTACATATCCTCAAATGTCTTGGACACCTGAGCTTCATAGTTACCACTGGAATAAGTTGAAATGATAGTCATTTAATTCTCCGTTAATATATTTTTGTGCTGATTTGGTGGCTTCAAATTCAGTATTGAAATAATCTTCACCAATCAAGGTAAGGTTATTATAGTATTCAACCTTGTGGTGTCTATCCGAACGGACATACACCACATTGGCAGAAAGACCAGAATCATTGGATACCTTTACTGTATACTTAGTCATCTTTTCCTATGCAATCAAGTTAATAAAACGATTCAATACAATCCGTGAAGTTCCACGTTTGTGATTGTATTTAGCAAATGCCGAGGCCAAAGCTTTGTTTGAAGCATTTTCTTTTACTTCAATTTCAGCAGGTTCATCTTTCTTATTAACTCTCAGTAGATAGTATTCATCAAACCCCGCATTGTTAATAATAGCACATTGATTCTTACTGAATGATGATCGAATATCTTGAGTATCCATACCTTGCAGGTGACGATTTAAATAACTCTTGAATTCGTTCGGTGAAAGAATGTAGAAACCTACAACATTACACTTTGTACGAAGCTTAAAAAGTTTAATCAATTCGTTAGTGCCTGATTGACTACCCTTCAATTCTTCCTGATTCTTGGTAACTGGGTCACGAATGATAACAGTCTGTGATCTACCTCTCTTGTAATCATAAGAACTCAGACTATCAATATGTCCGGTTTCATTATATTTACCTTTTATAGAATCACCTTCACCATCAGTCAAGAAAATAGTATTGACAACTTGAAGATTATTCTTCTTTTGAAAATCAGGAACAATTTCCATGGCAGCAATAATAGCTTCTGATAGAGGAGTACCACCCATACCGAAAATTCTAGTTCTCAAATTTTTGGTAGCAATAGAAACCAAAGCTGAAGCCGCATTAGTGAATTCAGACGCAGACATTCTAGATGAAAGAATATTCAACAGTTTGAAGTCTCTAATTTGGATATCATCTGATTTTTTAGTTTGTTCAACCGGATAATCATCAACATGGTTATCAGTAAAGGTATATACTTCATAAGGAATATTAACCTTCTTGCAGAACATGACGATATTAAACAATTGCTTCATAGTCGGACCAAGGTGGTATTCCATCGAACCAGACCAATCTTGGAAGATAACCAGACCATGTGATTTCGCATCAGGTACTACAGTAATCTTCTTGAAGATATCTTCATTGAATCGATGTGAATAGATTTTACTCATATTCAAATCACCAGATTTTGAAACACCAGCCTTCTTCAATTGATTAGCTGATTTACGCATTTCAAATTCTTTTACCAGATATGAAACAGCAGTATTGATTTCAGATCGAATTTTACGAAAACCTTCTACATCATAGAAGTGTGAATTATTATAAAAACTAATTTCTTTAACTTGAGAATTATAAATTCTATAAACGTCTTTATGATCTACAACCCTTTGATTAATATCAATCTTAGGAATATTGGCATAAGTGTAAGTACGATTGTCATCAGAGAACAACTTATGTTCATTATCACGATAGGCTTCTTCGGTTTCAGAACTTAGAAGGTCAGAAATGTCATCTTCTTGATTGGTGAAGATTGTATCATTTCCAAACTTTTCTTCAGTTTCATCTTCTGATACTACTTCTTCAGTTGTTTCAGATTCTTCAGTTTCATCTTCTTTCTTTTCTTCAGATGATTCTTTTTCAGGAGTATCAACAATTTCTACTTCATTGTTATCTTCTTCATTAAGGTCATCTTCATAATCAAAATCGATATGATCAATTTCATTTTCTTCATCATCAAATGCAGGAAATTCGAACTTAGATTCCTGTTGACTTTTGTTCTTGATGAATTCTTTGATATTCTGACAAACCTTCATTACATCATCATAGGTTTCGGTAGATTCTACTTCACGAACAATCTCCATTTCATCATCGGTAAAATGGATATTCAGAATAGCACCACCTTTACAATGAAGGTTTAGACGATCAATGAATTTCATATGATCGATATTTCTTCCTTTGGTATTAAAGAAGTTACGTTCAATAAGATCCTGATAACCTTTGACAAAAGAATTCTTCAGGCCTGGGTATTTGTACTTGATCTTACGTTCAATACGAGAGTCTTCAACGATATTAGCGAGAGAATGTGGAACATCATACTTTTCACGAATATCGTGGCCTTCGGCCGGAGTCCAAAGTGCATGACCAACTTCATGACCCATAAAAAGATCATAAGTGTGTGGTGGAATATTCTTGTCCAGAACAGGAACAACAAGAACACGGGTTTTGGTATCGAACAAAGCTGTAGAAACCTTGCGCTGTTCAACAACAAGGTTTTCAGTAGCCATCAATTTAGCGAGAAGTGATTTAGATTCAAGTAACATAATATAATCTCCTTTGTGTGGAGATATTATAACACATTCACCACACGGTTGTCAAGCTGTTCTTTGTATTCTATAAGAAAATTTCTGTAGTCTTGTACATATTCCAAAAACTTCTTAGTGCATTTAAGATCAAAATCATTAGGATCTTTCAATCTTGCTGTTCTTTCCGTTGCAAGATATGCTTGAATTTCGTCATCATACACATTTTTGTGATATCCTAACTCTTTAAAATACTTTTTTAGTCTTTTTACATGATCCGGAAAATGCAATTCAAGTGAATTTGTCAAAACTGACACATCAGTGCGATAACATGGGTTCAAATAATACAGAGCATGAGCCAATTCATGATCAATTGTTCGAGCATCTTTCTCTAAAGCTGCAATGATGTAGTACATTCCTTCTTTTGGACGATGTTTTATAACAAGATTAAACAAATCCTGTTCAAATTCTGTGAACTCATCGTATTTGAATAGTTCAATCCACTCATTGAAAATGTGACCTGGAATATTATAACCTTCCCACATATTGAAATATGATAAAAATCCATTATTATCCATATTTTCTTTGAGAAAATCGAACACGGAGAACTTTTTACCTAGAAATTTGTCACTTTGAGACTCATAATACTCTTGTACTCTGAAAAATGTAAGAGAAATTTCACGCATGTTCTTGAATTTAAACAACAAAATGTTGTTATTGATGATATCCAGCTTAATTTTCATTAGTAATAATACTGTTGGTTGATAATCATTACGTTTTTACCAGCGAGTTTAAGAGATTTCATCATAGTGAACATCGCCAACTCATCTTTTAAGTTTTCGTCTGTGTAATTTTCATACATTTCGTCTTCATCTTCAAGAAAAAGTTCTTCTTCATTATCAGGAAACATTACAAAACCTCATTCTTACGACCAAGTGAAGCTGGATTCATGCCTTCAGAGACATAAACATAGTTTCCTTTGTGTAGTGGTGCTAGACATTGACCAACTTTATCAACAATCTTACGATCAGCATCAGAAAGTTTGTCATAATTACGCATAATTCCAGACTTTCCGTGAGCTCCGCTGTATCCGGTGTCTACTGAAGGGTAAAAAGGTGCAACTCTGTCACTAGGAATAGACAGATTGTAATTAGATAACCTCTTAGTTTCTACTTTTTTAGAAACATTTGGTTTCGATATGACATTTTTGGGCTTGCGTTTGGGTTTGTGCTTAGGAACAGAGCAATAAATCATCATAAAAATCACCTTTGTGTTAAGTTCACCCATATTTTAACACAAAACCCAAAAAATGTCAAATTTTAATCAATCGTAATAGTAGTCTTCTTCGATATTATGATTTTTGTATGCTTTTGGTTTGAATCTTGTTGTTGTTACGTTCTTAGCACGTTTAACTTCAACAGATTCACTCGGTTTCTTTTTGGTTTTAATAAAATTTCCACCAAATCCTTCATATTCATCATCATATAGATGTTCTTTATGAACACTTACGAGATTTTTAGACACTTTTTTACTCCAATTTCATGTTAATGCCTTTATTTTACTACCGGACACGTTACGGTAGCATGTCAGGGAATGCTTCCTTGACAAATGCATAAGTTAAACCATCAACACCTTGATTTTTTCTGAAAATACCAGCAACAACCTCAGCTTCTCTAGGTTCCAAAGACTCTAGTAGTTGTAGAAGCAACTCATTTTGTTTACGAGGTGATAAATTTTCAGCTGCTGGATCTCCAGCCCTAAACAGATACAATTTTCTTAGTTCTGTTCCTAACTGGCAATAAGATATTCCTGGTTTGGTATCAGGAACTTTATAATTTTCTGGAATGGAATGTACTTTCCATCGAAAATCGGGGTGAAATGTCAAAAGCAATACTTCATATAGAGTTTTTGATAAATTATTCTCTATAACTTTCATTTTCTGATTTTTAGTCAATGCTGCATCAAATTCATCAAAGACTTCATACATATTCTTCATTAAAATTCCTCAATTACTTCCATCAAGCTCATTAATTTTTTATCAATAAAATAATTAAAAAGTTTTTGTTTAGTGGCGGGTTTGTTTTCTTCGTAATTATTTATAATTCTCTCTTTTATTTCCTTTGGAATGAATGACAGATCGATTAAGTGTTGATTTCTAGAAAAACCGATTTTAACACCTTCGATAGTATAATTTAGAAGATCCTCCTTCAGGAGTTTTTCTAAAGAGACCTTAGAAATTGGTTTCTGTCTAATGTCTTTTACGAAACAATCACTGGGAGAAAAGATATTAGGAATTCCATCACCTTTATCACCACGAATAATTTTTTCCTTGAGTTCTAGTTCAGGGTTTTCGGATTTAATAAACTTCTTCTGAGCAGGATTATACTGCTTTACAGTATACTTGCCTGTGTTGTATTTTTGCAACTGAAGGAAGTCACCGTCACTTGAAATGATGACAATATTCTCATGTGCAATGTGTCTAGGAACCAGAGTGCCAATAATATCATCAGCCTCTGCACCTTCCACATCAATAACCTTGTAAGGGAAGTTTTCCTTGAGTTCCGTCTTAAACTTGGCCAACATATCGAAGATAAGATGCCAATCTAGATCAGACTTTTCTCGGTTCTTCTTTCTACTGGCCTTATAGAATGGAAAGTATTCTTTTCTCCAGTATTTTCGGTTGTCACAACAAAGGACAACTTCACCATAGTCTTTTTTGAACGATTTGATGTGGTTACGAAGGATATTGAGGATCAAATGTCTAATGAGATCCTCTTCCAGTTTGAAGTTCTTTTGATTTGAAATCTGTGCCATCAGACCAGACAACAAAACTTGATTTAGGTCAACGAGTATCATAATTTTTCCATAAAAGTTAGGAAGTCATTCTAACACATAAAAAGTTAAACGTCAAGCAGTTTCTTCAACCAGTTGTTTCATTAGGTCATCACCAATTTCATCTGAGGTTGTTGTTTTTCTTACAATTAATCCATACCAACCAGCAGGTATTAGAAATGAAATATATTCTAGAGGGCAACCCAATATAGCACTAAATCTATCGATGTGTGTTGGGCCCTCGTCACCTTCTTTAAATAACACAATATCATACGAATCACCCATTGAACTACCACCGATTTTTTCACCACGTTCAATGAGTACACTAGCTTCTACATTAACATTATCATCCCTGCTAGGTAGAAATGTAAGGCAATCATATTGTTGATTTTTAATAGGTTCTAACATTGGAAGCATTTAAATTCCTTTTAGGTGAGATTTTCTGACTCTAACCATAATCCATGAATTATAATAGTCATCAGATTCAAGTACATTACGAATAAACTGTTCTTTAGCTTCTAGATAACCACATACACCCTTTGATTTACATAAGTGTATAATTTCTCTAGAAAAACATTGTTTGCCTAATTCATTTACATCATTTTGCAATTCACCATTTGATCCATAATATACTTCCCAATCACTATTGATTTTAATCTTCTTCTTTTTACCTTTAACCTGTTTGGTTCTAGATGAATAGAAGAATTTCTTTCCTATGTATTTTTTATTGTTGGTCAAATTGGTGATAATATAGACGAATCCATAATTATCACCTATCATATCTTCAGTAAAAGTATTATCTTTATATTTCCATTCTAATGCCATGTTTCCTCATCGTCAAATTCATCTTCAGACTCTTCTATATAGTCTTCAGACAATTCTTCGATGGGTTCACCACAAAAAGGGCAATATTCTGGATATTCTTTTGCTGCTAACATATCAGTATAATTAATTACAAATTCTGATTCACAATTACTACAATCTCCATTGATTTGTTTGTATAGTGACATTGTTTTTCCTTATTAGGCCCACACATCACCCCAACTTCCAGATAATGCACCCTTTGCATAATCTGTTGCACGATTTTCAAAAAAGTTGGTATGAGTTGGAGCGTTAATCATCTCCTCTACCCAAGGTAGTGGATTCCTTTTCACTTTGAAGACACCCTTGAGTCCCAGAGAGATCAATCGGCGATCAGCAATGTAACGAATGTATTTCTTAACATCCTCAGATGACAAATCTTCCATTGCACCTGTAGAAAATGCTAAGTCGATGAACTTGTCTTCAAGTTCAACCATTCTTTCTGCAATCGTATAAATTCTGGACTTCAATTCATCATTCCAGATTTCACGATTTTCTTCTATGTAGGTCTTGAATAATTTAATCATTGATTCAGTATGTTGAGTTTCATCAACAATAGACCAAGTTACAATCTGACCCATTCCTTTCATTTTTCCGTGTCTGGGGAAATTGAGAAGCATAATGAAGGAAGAAAATAACTGCATTCCTTCTGTAAATGCGGAGAAGACAGCAATGTGAGTAGCAGTGCTAGCAGCATCGCCATTTTTAGACGAAAGTTCCAGAACATAATCATGTTTCTCCTTCATTTCTGCATATTCCATAAACTCGTTGTAAGTAGTTTCTGGAAGGCCGAGTGTTTCAATTAAATGAGAGTATGCGGCAATATGTAGGGATTCTCTAGCGGCGAATCCCAATAACATCATACGAATTTCCGGCTGAGGAAAATAAGGCAAGTAATTGCGGACATAACCGCCAGCAACATCAATGTCTCCTTGAGTAAAGAAACGAAAAATTTGAGTAAGGAATCGTTTTTCTTCATTTGATAATTTCTTTTTCCAATCTTTTACATCCTCTAACATTGGAACTTCCGTATGAAGCCAATGTGATTGTTCATGTTTTAACCAAGCGTCATATGCCCAAGCATAATTGAAAGGTTTAAAGTAAGTTCTTTCATCTGTTAATCTAGTTTCTACTTTTTTAATCATATTATCCTTCACATGCAATACAATCGTTACCTTGGGCAATTTGTGTCATATCAAGTTCTTTGATAACTTCACGTTCAATTCTCTTAGAGACTTTATCTGCTTTACCAATCTTCTCTGAACGGCAATAATACAATGTCTTTACACCTTTCTTCCATGCCATAAAATGCATTGCATGAATATACTTAATGTGTGCATCAGGTCTAAAGAATAGATTCAATGATTGTGATTGGTCGATATACCTTTGTCTATCAGCTGCTAACTCTACAACCCATCTTTGGTCAATTTCCATTGATGTTTTAAATACGTCTTTAGTGTGATCATCCATCCAGGTTAGGTGTTGAACTGAGCCATCATTAGCGATAATGGAAGACCAGATGCTATCCAATTCTTCTCTATTAATTCCGATATCAGGATTACCGTTTTGTAGATAATCATGAATAACCTTATCTAAGTGCTTATTCTTATTGAGGTAGGAACCTGATAATGTGTCTTGTCTGTAAGCATTAGCACGATAAGGCTCAATACTAGGAGAAGTGTTTCCCACAATAATGGATGACGAAGCGTTTGGAGCAATAGCCATGACATGACTAAATCTACGACCAGTACCAACAGCATCAGGAGCTTCTCCCCTTTCCGAACCAAGTTCTTGATTTGCAACGTCTAATCCTTCTTTGATATGTTTGAAGATCCTATTATTTGCAACTTTAGCCATAACGCCTTCAAAAGGAATACTATTGTATTGTAGATAGGCATGGAAGCCCAGAGCCCCAACACCAATAGAACGCTCTCTCTGAGCCGAATATCGTGCTCTAGAAATAGTATCAGGTGCATTGTCAATAAAGTACTGAAGAACATTATCGAGCATTTCAGCAACATCTTTAAGGAAAAGACTATTATTTTTCCAATCATCAAAGTATTCCAAATTTAAGGATGATAAACAACAAACGGCCGTTCTCTCTTCATTGGTAGGTAGGATGATTTCAGAACACAGATTTGATTGATTTACCTTTAGACCCTTATCTTTTAGGAATTGTGGTAACATTCTATTACTAGTATCAATGAAATGTAAATATGGTTCTCCAGTATGCATACGGAGTTCCATAATCATCTGCCACAAATGCTTTGCAGATACTACCTCACGAATTTCTTTTGTATTAGGATCAACTAATTGCCAATCATCATTTGCATTAAGATCGATCATGCAATTTTCAATAATTTGCATAAATTCATCCGTAATATTAATACCATGATGTAGGTTCAAACAACGGACGTTAGGATCACCCGTTGGTTTACGCATTTCTAGAAACGGAATTATGTCGGGGTGCGAAATATCGAGGTAAGCAGCATATGAACCCCTACGAGTTCTCCCCTGACGGTACGCAAGAGAACTTGAATCGTAGATTTTAAGATGTGGCATAACACCAGTAGACTTGTCATCGGCAGAACGAATGCCAAAGCCAATACCAACCCCACCACCGAGCATACTAAGCCAGTTTGTCTCTGATAGGTTTTCAACTAATCCCTCCGCTGTATCTTCTATGAAATTTAAGAAACATGAAATTGGCAATCCATTTTTACTTCGACCAAATGAAAGAATAGGTGTTGCATAAGACAACCAATGATCACTGGAGTAATTATATAGTCTCTGTGCATGTTCAAGATTAGAACTAAAAAACTTAGAAACATAAGCAAATCTATGTTGAGGAGAAGTTTCATCCTCTTTCATGTAGGATTCTGTTAACCTTTTAATTCCTAGGTCATCAAAAAGGTTATCTTTTTCTAAGTCAATATTAATTCCAAGGTATTCTTCCATACTTTTCGCCTATTATTATTCTTTAAAAATTGATGCAATATCTGGAGGAGTCCAACCTTCTGGTTTCTGAACCTTACCATCAGCCCTCTTTAGGACCTTACCGTCTTCTCCAATCTTCTGTAGATTACTTCTTGCAACTTCATCCCAGACTTCTTGTTGCGGAATATTTAGAGTGTGTTCCAATCCTTCGATAACCCATTTAAGATCAGCGCAAGCATCTGCAATTTCTACAATATCTTGTTGCGAAAAGGCATCTAAAAGTTCGGTATATTCTTCAGCAATGAGTTTCAAGTATAATTTAGATTGTTGACCGAATCCGGTTTCCAATTGATCACATGCTTCCATAAAAACTTTTACATCATCATAACTATTCATTAATAAACTCCTTAATCATAGGGAAGATAGGTTTAATTGCTTCTGCACATGCAAGTGCAACTTCACGATGTTCTTTTTGTGTTTCGATACCTGATCGTATCTGTATATAGTGAATCCAAGAACGAATAGAACCCTTCATATACATTCTTGATGCAGTAAGACCTTCTGGAAGAACTACTCTTGCAACTTCTTTAGCAATGCCATTTTCAATAGCCCAAGCATACTGTTTTTGTGCTTGTTCTAATAATACTTCTTGTCTGTCTCTCCATTGATTTTGTAAAACTTCATCAGTAACATCAACACTATTCTGACGATTCTTTAAATCTTGAAATCTTGCTTCTTTTGTAACAAAACCAAGGTCTTTAGTTGGGTCAGCATATCTTTGGGAGAACTCCTGGAAGACGAAGGAACGATGCCTTAGAATCTGACGAGCAATGTCTCTGGTAGTTTCAATTTCAAGTGTAACGTCTACCATTTCGAGTGGGGACCAATGTTTATGCTTGATTAGATAATTAACCAACTTCTCAGCAGTCTCATGATTATTTTGATTTGAAGGATTTGATACTCTTGCAACATAAGCAATCTGTTCAAGAAGATTTAACCCAGACTCTTCCATTGTGTGACTAAACAATTCAACTTTCACTACCATAACTCCATATTTCTTTTAAATATTCTTCGTCCCAATAATCATAATACTTTGTTTTCTTTAATTTTTCTCTTGCTTCCTCTAATTTGTCTCTAGGTTGTACAAGAATGATAGGGTAGACACCGTTACCAGTGTTGATGCCATTGATGTGACCTGGTGTTTCTGGATGATCTTTAAGAAAAATCATATCAGGTCTGACAACTTGAAGGTCTTTAATTATACACTTTAATTCATCGTCTGTCAATGATTTATCTTCATTATAGAATATAATAAGTTCAAAATCATTAACAATTTCTATGAAGTTGAGCATGAATGCTCTAGGGTCTTTGTAAATGTTAGCGTAAGAAACTTTTCTATTTTCCACTCCTTTCTTTGCAAAAGGACATACTGGTAATCCACCCAATTCAGGTTGTTTTATTGATACTCTATCAATCCATTTTTTTAAATCTTCTTCCAATTTACAAACTCCATTTTCGCTCTCAAATTAACAAATGTGTTATTATGTATAATGTCTTGGAGTTCTTCTTTTGTAAATCCATCTAAAATCATTTCGTTGATATCTTTCTTTGTAATCATTTCAGGCCAAATAACTACATTATAATGATTTTCGATAGCCTTATTCATCAATTTGACAATTTCTTTATTTCTGGGTTCATTATCAAATATTAATGTTACTTTAGATTTATCAAACAACTCTGTAATAGAGGTTAGATTAGAGTCCGCAGTTGCGACCGAATTGTCTAGGAAGAGAGAATCGATAGGGCCTTCTACGACATAAATCATCTCTTCTTCGTTGACCTGGTCGACTCCAAAGACTTTCCTGGTGTCATCCAATATCTTAACCGAGATATACCGCATCTTAGATTCACCAAGAGCTCTACCCTGTACCATGGTGAGTTGTCCTTCTTTGTCATAGAAAGGAATAACTAGTCTTTTGTCGTTATCAACCAGACCTTTCTTTTCTACACCAAGTTCTTCAATGAATTTCTTAAAATCCGGTGAATAATATAGGTTTGATAATTTATTTTGTGGTATCTGTCTATTGATACAATAATCTTTAGCGAAATGACCATCAGGTAACTGATTAATAGATTTTAGATTAATTTTTGTCTTCTTCTTGAAGACTGGTGTGTTCTTGAATTCTTCAAATTTTGGTTTCTTGTAATTATGAGTTCCAGTTTCACCATTCTTATATCTCTCCAAGGAATATTCCTTGACCATGGAAGGTTCAACCTTTTCTAGGAAATTATAGAATGAAATTGATGCGGCACAATTCCAACATTTATAGAAATAATCATTTTTCTTGCGGTAGATGTAACCACGAGCTAAATTTTTATTTTTCTGTGAATCTCCACACAGAGGACACCTGAAGTTGTACAGGTCATCCTTTTTCTGTGTGAACTTTGAAAGCCTCGGTGAAATCCGAAGCAGAAAACTGCGGTCAATGTATACACTCATAACGATAAGAAGAATTTAGTTGATGATCTTAGCTATTATATCAGAGTCCATACGAGAAATCAACCATGAGAGTACAATTATTCCACCACCAACGGTCCACTTCCATTGATTTAATTTATTAATTGCTTCTTGATCTTTTTTACTGTTTCTTTCGATTTGTAGTTTAAGTTCTTTTATTTCTTCCATTATACGAAGTTCGGTAATCTGAACTTTGTCTATAATGGTGTCGATTCGATCATGAACTTCTTTGAGTTCAGCATTCTTTTCAACTCTTCTGTTTTCCATTTCTTGGTATATTTGTGAATTGTATCTGTCCTGTTGATTCACAATCTTCTCAATAATCAAATCCATTTTTTGACAGAGTGTTGTTAATGCCGCTACTTGTGTTTTTAACACACCAACGTCAACCTTTAACTCTACGTTACTATCAGACATGAGAATCCCTTTCGAAATTTATAATGAACATCTTTATTTATAAATAGTGTTGATACAACCCCATTTTATAAATAGTGTTGATACAACCCCATTTTAATATAATTAAGGAGAAATAAAATGAATGTTACTCTTATTGCTATTGCGGCTAATTTAATATTAGGTTCAGGTGTATTTGATAAGATCAAAGCTGCTGTTATTGAACAAGAATCAAAGTTACTTTCTGGAACCGAAAAGAAGAATGCTGTTGTTGCTCAATTGGCACAAATTGGTGTTGATACTACTAACAATCTTATTAACCTTGGAATTGAACTTGCAGTCGCTTGGTTGAACGCAAAGAAGTAAGAATATGAATGAAGTAATATCCTACATCCTAGAAAGATTAAAAGAACCTAGTACTTGGAGAGGTATTATTTGGTTGGTAACAGCTGTTGGTTTTGCTTTATCGGAAGAAGAGAAACAAGCAATTGCAACAGCTGGTATGACCCTTGTTGGTTTGATTGGTGTCTTCACTAAGGATAATGGTGGAGTTACCAATACTACACCAACCAAAGAAGAGATTCAAACTTTACTGGATGATCATGCGGAAAAGGTTGAAAAGATTGTAAAGGAAAAGAAAAATGCGAAATCTAAAAAGTCTGATACTGATAACTTTTTTAATGATTAGTGGTTGTGCTCATCAAGAGCCAAAAATTAAATATGTTTATATGCCAATACCGTTACAGAGACCTGTTAGACCTGATTTTCCTAAGGTGAAAGGTTCCGATCTATCATGTGTACCAAGTGATACAAAACAACAATTGTTGATGAGAGATGATGTAATTAAATCTTACATCAATAGACTTGAAGCGACAATTGATGCCACTAAAGTTACAGGCCAGTAAACTTACAACCAAGAACTGCTTGAGTACCCATTAACACCTGCAATCCTTGTTTTGGTGTTAATGGTGTGCCCGATTCATAATCCCTTTTGCCATAATACTGCATTAATTCACTATTCATTTTAGGTTCTACTGTACAATCACTAAAACCTTCATATCTTGCACAACTAATAGAAAACAACATTCCTGCCGTTAGTATAAACAACTTGAGAATGTTCATTTTCCTGTTTTTCAATTTTAATCCATTCTGAGTCGGAGAATTTATAACCTTCTCTTTCTTGAACTGTTATTTTCAGATAATTGATCTTTTCTCTTATATATTTGGCTAGACTGACGTTATCTGTACCACCAACTCTAATGAACAATACATTCTTTTCATACTTTACTTCTGGTTCAAAACCAAAATTGTTTTTCACCAATTGAATGGCTTGATCAAGTGTATAAGGCATAATTAGAAATCCTTTCTTTTACCTATACCCATTGGCATTCTAGGATCAGAAACTTTCTTCTTACGCTTTCGAAGGTCAACACCAGGTTCACCTCCTTTTCCCCCGCTACCAGCAATTGCACCACCACCAACTACGTTGGTTGGGCCACCAGCAACTGCTCCGGCACCCATTCCATCTTCATTAATAAACTGTTTAAATGATTTCATTTACATTTCCACTTTCTTAGAGATAAAGCCTTTCTTGTAGGTTCACCATTAGGTTTCTTCATGGGACCTGGCATACCACTCATTCTTGCACAAAATGACTTTCTGCGTTTTGCAGCTTTACTACCAGGTTTTACTTTACCCGTAACAGCCTTTTTTAATTTAGAACCTGGATTTTCTCTACGGTATGATGCAATACCTTTTGCATTCAAACCACCAGTAGGACTTTTACCTTCTTTGCGTTTCCATGCAGCTGACTTTTCATCTAACTGAACTTCTTCAGGAACACAATTAGGAACTGTTTTACCACCTTTCTTTTTAGTACCAATTGCGGTATAACCTTTCCAACAAGATTTCTTTAAATCTTCTCTGAGTTCTTTAAATGTCTTCATATGCTTAGTAGTATCTCTGCAACAATGGGGTCTATAGGTATATCATAAGAATTTATATTTTTTCCTCTAATACCATCTATTTCTTCTGGCATTATTCTAAGATAACATAAAAATGTTTTCAATATATCATAATCCCTTTCATCAATCTTATAGAATAAAATTCTTGTTGTGGCTACAGGACCAAAAACATTATTCAATAAAATAATGTGATTTAGTATCAATCTTTCTTTGAGAATTTTGGTAACTTTATATTTACGAAACAACCTTTTAAGATACTTCGTTCTTTTAATGTCACCTTCAAACTCCGATAAAATGCAATGAGGTGACATGTAACACTTCATTGCATATATCAGAAAATTATCTTCAGTTAAATTTTGCATAATTAAAAGGGGGATAAAAATCCCCCTATATTATAGACCAGAGACAATCTGGCCGGCAGTTGTGTTACCTGAATTGGTATTAGAAGCAGAAGAGTTAGCTAATGCAACTAAAGTTTCTTTCAAATAACGAACAGTACCATCATTATTGACTTTCTTTCTGATCAAGTTCCAACCAGCATTCAGATTACCAAGATTAGCAATTGCAGGACTTGGTGAAGTAGTTGAATTATTTGCTGATCTTGATGCTGTAACAAGAATAGTATCATAATTATATGTATTTGCTGGTGCTGACCATGGAATAGGTGGTGCAAAAGCAATAACGTTTCCAGCAAGAACACTTGTCAATACATTAGCAGAAAGTGTTACAACATTACCTTGAACATTGATAACGGTATTGTTTGAAGCAAAGAAGTCATAGTGACTATCATTTGGATCGCCGTTATTATCAGTGAAAAATGAAATACTGTTATAGAAACTGGTATCATAAACATACATACCGTTTGCAACACCAGCGTTGATAGCTGAATTCGCACCAGTAAATGTTACTGTGTTATTACCTGGGCTACCAGCGAGTACTGTTGTAGCTACGGTTAAAAAGATCGGTGGATAAGTATTTGATTTCGCTTGTCTTTCATACGGAAACATTGGCTTATCGCTGTATCCGTCATCGTTACCCCACATTGGCATTTTAGTTCTCCTAGAATAAGTTTTACTGTATTATTTATCTTTTTTATTTTCTTCTTTCTTCTTGTCTTTATCTTTGTCTTTTCCTTTTGTTATATCTGGTTGACCAGGACGATTTCTCATCATAGGATCAATTTCTATGGTGTCTCTTTTCTGTCCTGTTAAAGTTGATCCACCAGTCATAACAGCGGCCGCATGGGGTTTATTTTCACCGACACTATCTTTTTTATCAGCTGTTTCTATTTTAGGTTTTTTACCGTATGTTGCAACAGACTTATCTTCCTTCTCATGGTCATACAAATCTTCATTCACTTTTTTCTTGAAAATCGATTTAATCAATTTTGCAGCTCTTGAAAGTTTCTCAGAAACATCATTTGTATTATTTGCACCATCAAACACAGTTTGTGTTGCAGCCTGTGGATCTTGATATACATCTTCTCTTTTCAAACCAGGTGTAGTAACAACATTATGCATAGATTGTCTAGCTTTCAGTTGTTTATGTCTTTTTGCAGTAGCATTAATACTACCTTTTACATCAGAAAGACCTTTATCAATTTCTTCCTTTTTGACAACCGGAAGTCTACCACCAGAAACATGGTCTCTTTTCCATTTTTCAAATTCACCAGTCTTTGAAGCTGAAATCTTCGATATTTTACTTGCAGTTTTAGGATTCAATCCTTTTGTTTGCATATATCTATTAAGAAGTTCATCTTCATTGATGCCAGCCTTTGCAGACCATGGATCTTTAGGATCCACACCAAACTTTGGTTTTTCCCTGACAGTATCTTTAACAATTGATTTTATCTTGTCAGATTTGCTGCTCATTACTTTGGACCTGCATGGAATTTAACTTTGGTAGATTTAAAGTCTGCACCTGGACCAACATCATCCTTTTTTCCACCTTTAACTGGGCCTTTTAGCATATCAGTTGATCTTGTTTCATAATCAAGTTCTTCTGATGTTCCAATCTTACCTAACATTTCACTCTTCATTCTCTTCATGGCATGACGAGCAACTTCTTTTACTCTAGCCGCAGGTGTTATTGGATTACTTGAAGGGTTTGCATTTTGTACAAAAGGAGAATCAGAACCACAACCTGCATCCATACTTGGATCTTTACCTTCATCAATCTCAACATCTTCTTTCTTGAGTTTCTTCATGTCTTTAAATTTCTTCAGTCCTTTACCAGCAGCATTAGCAGCGGCAGAAGCGGCAGAAGATTTACTTCTTGTTGACTTCTTCCAAGGACCGTCAGCAATATCTGTCCACTTGTCTTCAACAACAGTTTCTTCTTTATTCATTTTACGCAACTCTTTGCGGCCGACCTTTCTAAGATAGTCTGTTGTCAGGTCGCCGGATTTAGTTCCTGCTTTTTTTGAACCAAGATTTTCTATCCAATCATTTTTCTTAGATTTATTTTGTGAAACTGCTTCATCAACTTCCTTTGGAGTCTTCTTTGCCAACTTACCAATTTCCTTATCTGGATCAGTTTTCTTGTCTGCTTCGATTGGCTTTGCCTTCATTCTCTTGAGTTCGGCATCAGCACGTTTTACATCATCATCTTCATCGTCATCATCCCAACGTTCTTCAAGAGTTTCTTCTTTCATTGCCATCTTGGTAGCGGTAGCATACATTACTTCTTTCCAACGCTTACCGTACTTGGCCTTGAATTCTTTTTCTCTATCCTTCATAGACAGAACAATTTTTTCTTTCTTCTTTGATTGTGCAGGAGTCATTTCCTTTTCATCAATCTGTTCAATATCGAACTGTTTGTTCTTAAAAGAATCGATTAGATAGTCTTTGAATGAAAGGTCTTCTTTATGGAATTTCTTAGATGCTGTGAAATAATCATCATGTCTCTTCATCTTACGTTCCATAGAGTCTGGATTCTTAGGATCAGCCATTCTCTTTGTATTTGCTCTCATGTAGTTGCCGAGAGTTTTCTTTGACAGTTCATCAATCTGTTCCGGTTCTTCAGAGATAATCTTATCCACGGCATCAGTAACAGAGTCTTTTATAAATTTATTGTTAAACATCTTTCTTTCCTTTTTTCTTTTTAATTGTTATACCAATGTTTCTACTTTGATCTTTGTAAGATTGCATAGGTTCTTTGTTACCACCGCCACCAAGAACACCACCAACACCCATTCCCTCATCGTCATTCTGAAAACCGTTGAATTCCTTTAATGATTTCTTAAATTTCTTGAAAGGTTTCTTTTCAACATCATATGAACTACTTAGTGGGTTAGGACTCGCACTTTTGGTCATTCCAGCAAAATTAATAACATCGTCGTTATTAAAATCTCTATCTTCACTATAGGTTTGATTACCTAAACCAGCACCAGCTGCTGCTCCTTGACCACCAGCTCTAGTATCATATTCTGGTCCTATTCCGGATGGTCGACCTACTCTACCAGCACTCAAAGACTTATCACCTCTTTTCAACTTTTTATTCTTATCATTATCTTTGTTGAAATTAGGTTCTTTCGGTGGTGGGCTATATGTCATATGTGGTTGACTTGCCTCACTATATGTTCTAAAAGTATATGTTTTAGTTCTCTTAGGTGCATCATACTTGATATTATCAACACGTTCACTTGAACGATTATCTGGTGTTATATCATCAGGACCGTCAGCCTTCAATGCAGGGTTGATCTTTTTCTTGAACTCTTTTAGTATGTTTTTACCTAGAAAAGTATTTATCTTTTCGTGTGTTTTTTGTATTTCTTCTGACAACTCTTCAATAGAACCCATGTTATTGAATTCTATATAATTATCAAAAGAATCTGAAAACACATCTTTGTTTTCTTGTGCCTTCAACCATCTTGAATGACGTACTGATTCATTCATTGATCTGGATAGTTTTTCGTTACGTTCTTTGCTAACTTGATCTGAAGTATTAGTGTAAACCATTATAGTTGTGTAACCAAACTCTTCAAGTTCTTCTTTGATGTAAAGAATCTTATCAATATCACTAGCTGGAGCATTAATTACCAGAGGCATTCTATGTCTAATAGATTCCATTCTGTAATCTTTTGATTTTGATAACATATTATCTTTATCTGCAAGGAAATTATATACTTGAAGATGGTTGAGTTCACTTATATCAGTTTCGGACAAAACATCACGAATAATAACATCCTTTCCTGATCCTGGACCACCAGAAACGAAAATAGCCTTAGACATAGTATCATGTCTTCTATTTTCTGAGATATTAACAATAAAATCTTTGAAATTTTTCATTTACTTTTTGTTCTTTGTTGTATTCTTTTAACAATGGACTTGACCATACCACGACTTAAATTAGGATGTAACATACTTTGTACTGTATCAACATCACCTTCTCTAGCAGCTTTTCTAACGTCAGAAGCATGTACACCATCACGACCAGATGCATCTCTCATGTTATTCTGGTCATGTCTTGTCATAACGTGAATAGATTTAAAGTTGTATCCTCGGCCATTCTTGTCAAACTTTCCATTATACGCATGAAGACTGTTCTTCATTTCTTCAATTCTATCATCACCTAATACAACAGTTGCGTGTCTATATCCTTTTGCATGAAGGTCTGCCAATGCATGGAATATGGATGGTGAAGTCTTTGAAGAGGTGTGAAATATACCTCTATGTTCAGGATGAGCTTGTCTTAAAACAGCAACCTTTTCGTTACCTGTCAATGGATTCTTGTCTTTATCATGTGAATGACTAACGAACACATGAGGGTCTCCACCAATATCATTTGCATGATCAACTACAGCATCAACCAAATGACTGTGTTCTTTATGTGGAGGTGAGAATCTACCAAAAGTAATAACAGCATGTTTACTTCTAGGTTTATAATTGGTCAGAGATTCTAAGAACATATTTTCCGTAACTGGTTTACGGAAACGAGCATTCATATTGAAATTGTTTCTACTGAAGTCAGCACGATTGACCAATTTCAATGTATTGATGTTGTGGTGTTCAGGTGAATCGAATGTCCATCCTTCCGCACCAGTCTGTCTAAATGATCCGTCAGCGTTTTCTAGATGATGTGTCACTTTACTGTTAGAATCAGCTTTATTAATCAAATCAACTAAATGATCTTTCGCTTCTTCTGTTGCTTTGTGTAAATTAACACCGTGTTGGATATGTTGACGGTTATCACTCAACATTTGTATGTGTTTTTGTTGAGCTTCGATTTTTTGTTTTTTAGCTTTATCAGTTTTTACTTTATCAATACCCTTTTGATGTTGTTCATTAACATGATTAATGAAATCATTGACATTAGGTTTAGAACCTTCCCTGACAGTTCTATTGATATAAGTCTTGAAGTGTTCTTTAACATCAGGATGACTCATGAAGTCGAATGCTTCTTTTGGAGTATTGCTTATTGTATTAGATAACTTCTTCAATACCTTTTTTGTCTGTTCATTCTTTTGAATCTTAGGTGCAGACAGGTCCATGTTATAAACATCTGGATGTTCCTTTACATCACCCGGTTCTAATGGTTTTCTTTCACCCTTCTCATTGAAAGCTGAGTGCATAGCAACACCAACCTTTGCATTCTTGATTTTTTGCGCTTCTGCATCATCATGAACTTCATTTTTTATAGTGTTAGGTTTAAAAGAAACACCACCATTCTTTTCCTTTTCTACTTCTTTTGGAGTAAATAAGAACTCACCAGAAATATGGCGATTATTTCCAGAAATTTTGTGTGCATTATCAAGTAACTGATGTAATTTATCAGCCAGGCCAGGAGAGTGTCCATGGTTTTTTTCTATGTCTTCGTGTGTGTAATTGATCTTTGGATCTTTGTTATCAATGGACTTGGTAGCAATACCTTTTTTACCTTGAACATTGGTAACAATATGAAATGCCAATGAACCATCACCTTTCTTTTGTAATGGGTGACGGTTATTAGCAGTATCTTGTAATAATTTATGTGCTGCTACAGCACCTTCTTTACCATGATCCAAAAACAATTCTTCTGGGTGTCTATAATGCCCACGATAACCACCAAGATTATCGAATACAGATTCCTGTAAATAGAATTTAAAATTTATCATGTATTATCCTTATGAATTGCAACACACTATGGTTGCCTAAAGGTATTTATATATTCTTTTTTGCTACAACAGTTAGAATATTTGGCCACATATCGACCGGTTTTCTTATTTGATCTTCTTCATTTCCGATATGAATAATAGAACAATTTGCATCAGTTAGTAGTCCAACCAAACCATGTACATCAAAATGATGAAAATGTTCATTCGGTTTTCTGTGTTTCCAGTTTTTAAATGATCCGACACCCAAGAATTCATGGAACCAAGGAACAGAAATAACAAAATACTTCACCTTCTTATTATTCAAGAAAGATACCAAATCTTCCTCTACGATATGTTCGATTGAATCAAAGAAAGTCATAACATCAACTTCTAGATCATCAATATCACTTACACATTGTACACCTTCTGGTACAGGATAATCTGAAATATCATATGCATGTGATGTGTGACCTTTAGATTGGCAATATCGAATAAATGCACCATTACCATATCCAAAATCACAAATAGAATCAAATTCCTTTACATATTGCTTAACAACATTGTATCTAATTTCAGACATTGCATCAGATGGAATATTGTTGTAATAATTACAATATTCTATTGAGTATTGTGGACCAATACCAGTTACTTCTGTTTGATATAAGTGACCGGCTCTTAAAAATCTATAATTTTCTTTCATAGTAATCTTTCTAGTTCTGTTGCATGTACCATTTTTGACTTTCTATTCTTATAGAAATGTTTTTCAAACACTTTGTCGATATTACAGTTATCCCAAGACACATCATTTCCGTTTCTATACTCTGGTTTCCAGTCTTCAGGTTTCCAAACAATAAATGTTTCTTTATTAAGTAAATCCGCAATAACAGAAACACCAGTCAGATTTGTGATAAAAGGTTTCGTTGAATTCTTAATAATATAACAATTAGTTAGAATGTCATTGTTATAATCAATGAATTCAAAGTCAGAAAGATAGGTCAAAATGTTACATTCTCTTCTTCTGTCTGTAAATTGACCAGCCCAGCGATCACCAACATAATAGTTATCTTTAACTTCAATGTCACAATGGGGGAATTTGATTTCAAAATCATCATCTACTTCAAAATCGGGGTTTAGGTTGTCTCTTATCCAATTTTCATATTTGCACGTTTCATGTGGACGAATATCAGAATTTACTGTGTGTCTACAGTTCCAAATGTCTAACTGTACCACATTATAATCGATATTGATCTCATTGTCAAGATATACGTTGTCGAACAAATCTTGGTACAAGAAAAATTCTCTTATACCTTTGAATTGTGTCAGTTCATGTTTTATAACTAGATCAAATTTACCTATTTTCTTATTTAATCCTGATAATACTGGTAGTGAATTTAACAAATCACCTAAAGAACCAATATGCTTGATATAAAGTTTCATATTACTCCTTAATATCTCTTCCATCGAAGGCCATTATACCCTCAACATTGATTTTATCGAATTCAATAATGTTGTTGGGGTCAATATATCTTTTGAATACATGTTCCATGTTATTACCTTGATTCTGTAAATGTTTACCCATGATATCAATAAGTTTCATAAAATCTGGAACATTAGTTTTACACATTGACCAGAATCTACATTCAAAAACAGGATAAGATTGAATTGGAGACTTTAAGAATACATATTTTCCGTATGTACCACTATAATCATTCATATCAAAATCATCGGTGAGATAATATCTTCCGCTAATCTTAAATACTCTATTTAAGTCAAGCATGTTAATATTTCTAGTAACACAAAGTAACATTTTGTATAACATGAATAATTCAGGTAAGCTTCTATCGTAATTAACTGATGCTAGATATTCTGGTTTACTTAATTTGCAGATCAATTTATCAATATCATCCTTTTCGTCTCCAGATTCTATCAAGATATTTACCTTTTTCTTTATATCATCAAGATATTCTTTTGCGTCCACCAGAGAAATGTCATTCATAATAATGAATGGATTTTTAATATGTTTTTTAACCGATTCAATTGTTTTTAGTGTTTGTTTATATCGATCTTCGATACTCACTTTACCAAAAGTAGTTCCAATAGAAGAAGTTATCAACACAACATTAAACATACTATCTTTCACTATTCTGTAGTATAACTTTTGATAGTTTTTACCTTCCATCTTTTCAAACATGTGGATAAAAGGAACATAACTGTCATGTTCAAATACTCTATTATTTTCATCTAATAGAATTTGTTTATTTGATGGAATAACTTCGTCACCATCATAATTAAATGACATAATAGGAAATTCAGTATAACCAATAGGTAAGATTCCTAACTTAGCATATACAATAGCAAAGATACCTTCTTCCGTTCTAGCACCTCTAAAAAATCTCTTGCATCCATAATTATCATAATTCAAGAAAACTTCTCTTGCACTTTCAAAAAATTTATCAGCAAATTCACCTTTTTTTACATAAGTTAATCCGCAATGCATAGAAGGAATAGTTTTACCCAGTAACTTGGAAATGTTATTAGATTCACCCCAATGCCAATTTGGATCAGCTACTTTATTTCCCATATTGGCAACAGAAAACTTATTCTCTTTCATATAATCCCAAATCTTATTTGGGCTATACTGACACAAAACATCACTATCTAAGTTAATAGTTTCATCATAGGTTGAATACTTTTCCAGATTCAATCTGATGTATACACAATTTCTTTCAAAATCATTTTGACAATCCAAATACACAGAATCGTTTATATCTGGTTGAAATATTACTACATCATCAAAAACTTTGAAGTTTTTAGCCATTTCTTCGTCTTGTTTATGAACAAGTATAGAAACAGGTCTAGTTTCACCCTGCATTCTTAGTGTTCTAACTAAATGATAATTTTCTACAATATATTTTTGACCAAGACCGATCAAAAGATAACCTTGTGACATAATAACCTCGCTCTTATTAATAGTATTTCTTATAGTGCATGATTACATCGTAATCTGGTCTAAGATCATTAACCAACTTATCATAATCAATATCACTCTTCGGTTTATCATGTGAACTTCTTGGGAGTTCTGTACACCTAGGATTAACTGTAAAGTCTTTTCCTGCCAACATAAAGAAAATGGTCATGAAACAATCAACCCAACCTATAGTGGGATAGATATGATCCTGAATAATTCTTCCAGTTGTTCTCATGAACTTTACAACTTCTGGGTAATATTCAATGAATGTTGATACTTTATAAATTGATCCACCGCAACCTGCATAGTAGTTTGTCTTTGGATATTTTCCAGAGAATTGATAGATCCAGTCTAAAACTGGTTCTGGAATAAATTCATGTGATTGAACACTCATATGTTCACAGTCATAATCAAACTTTAATGGACGTGTAAGTATAATATCGTCCTCCATCAACATAATATGTGAGGATGGACTTCTTACAGCCGCAATATAGAATCTACTCAGAAAATCCAACGCATCTTCAATTTTATATCCATGTGGCTGTTGTTGATATCCCAATCTTTTATTACAATGTAAATATTCGCAATTATAAGTTTTAGCCATTTCCATATAACTATCACAACCATCACAGGCTAATAGAATATATTCTTCTGGATAAATCTTTCTCAATTCGATTAGAGATTGTTCTGTAGCATTTCTATAAACGGAAACACTATTAAAAAAACTCAAACTAGCTTCATTCTTCATTATTTTATACCTTGTTGTAATCTTTGAAAATTCTGAACCAATCATCAGGTGAATTGTAATGCAGTTCAAAATACTGTGGTGCTGATAGATAAGACATTAACAGGAAAGTCTGATCATCATCAGAAAGATTCATACTCAAAGCAAGGTCTAAATTTAAAAGTACCAGATTATATAATTTCTTCCACATATTGGATCCGGCAACAATATGACAACCTTGAATATAAACATCACCTGTATATACAATATCTGCAAGAGTTCTATTCAGATTACCATCAATATCACGCATGTTGAATAGATGAATCTTCTCTTTATCGAAGTCATAGTTCCATTTCAAGTTTTTAGGTAAAGTTTCCAGGTTACGAACATATCCAAAATCAATCCAAGCTACAAGATCGGTTTTTACAACATCTCTTTCAATTGCATAGTTGAGGTACCAAGACTTTAGTATATTAACCAGTACATAATCCGAATGCCAATACTCAATGAGTTGTGGATTTACAATTTTAGAGATATATTCAGGATCATTCATTACCTTTTCAATCTTTTCTTTATAATGAGATAGATCATCAGGTAAATATGAATCTACAGATATTACAGTTGTCTTATCTCCAAGGCCTTCTGCAATTCTAATATTCCTAACACGATCCGCAAGATCGTGTGTTGTAAATATGACCATAGGATTTTTGATTTTGGCCAAATTCTTGAAAAATTCAAAATAAGTTTCAGTCGAACGATGTTGATAGTGAGGTAGAATTCTTCCATATTTCATTGCAGGAAGATCACCACGACCAATATCAAAGAAAGCGGTAACGATTGTAATTTCACTCATATTTTTTCTCTATAATATCTTTCCAGGCTGGTACACGATTATATTGGTGTACCATACAATACTTTTCACCTTTACTGTTATATACATACTCACCATCCCAAATAGGTTCGGGACATAACAGATTAGGCCTAAACTTATCTATCTTACTTGGATCCACGGTTGTTCCTGCCTCACAAGCCCAACTAACATCGTGGTTATTAAATTGAGTAATCTGTTTATAAGGTTCCAATGAAAGAACAAGATTAACTGCTGCTTGATCGGGTGTAGGATTATGTTGTGCGTTTGTAAGAACCAAAGCCACATTCAACGAAAAATCAACAAAGGTATTAAATCTCCCCATCATTGATCCGGCATTATAAATGGATGAATCTTTTACCTTTTCATAGATTTCTGAACCGAAACATTGTTGGAAGTTCTCATTACCCCAATCTTCATTTTTATACTTCAGTCCTTCTGATTGATACATCAGAGAATAAACGGATAATTGTAGAAAATTTTCATCAATCCATTCGGAAGGATTGGTCTGAAATACTACATCAGATATATCTGTGGAAATAACATAACGAATGTCTTTTTGATCCTTGAGGAACTTCCAATAAAAGAAGTGACGTAGAGCAGGAACTTGGTATGTGATGTTATCTGCAAAATGATAACCATCATTTGTTTTATTTCTTTGTTCGGAAGATAACCAAACTTCAAAACCATTATCGTTTAAATGTTTGATTGTTTCATCTTTGATATTAAAAGCGACTACTGCCTTTCTACCAGTGAAACCACTTCTATTAATTGAATTGACCCAGAGTTTAAGTTTGTCGTAATTATACTCCGATACTGCGCTTATGATCAAGTCTTGCATAATATGAACCTATATTTTTAATAATATCTTTGTTTAAAACTTGCGGCCTTTGAATGTCCAATACATTATATATTAGATCACTATTGAGAATAAATTGTTCACCTAATTCATTGGATTCTGATTTTACATTTGCTTGGCCATATCCAGTAATCAACCAGTTACCAACGTCACCAATCTTGGTGCCATACCCGCTACCAAGATTAAAAATTCCAGTTTCTTTCTTATAACACATAGATGCAATGGCATCAGCAGCATCCATCACATATAATAAATCTTTTTGTGTATCAGATGATACAGTATACACTATACCACCGTTTTTGTCAAGAGAATTAAGGAAATAACCCATAAATGAGTTTCTTCCAAGTTCTCTTCCGTACCAATTACTTCCACGAATAATTGTTGATGAATCTCCAAAATATGATTGTATCTTTAATTCAGAGATAACTTTATTTTCACTATAATAATCATATGGTTTTAGTTCAGAATCTTCATAATACTCTTTTAATTCAGTTGATGAACCATATACTTTTCTTGTGGAAAACATGATGTAATGACATTTATTATCATTAGCCCATTTTGCAATCTCAAAATCAACATCATTGTTTACATCATAATAACTGGTTTTTGATAATGGGTTGAGAGCACAATTTAAAACAACATCATAATCTTTTAGATCAACATTTTTATAATCTTTGTATGATACTGAAAAGAAATTTGAATGTCTTGATAGGTATTGAGATATAAAACTATTTTTACCTACTATTAAGACTTTCGCCACGGCAGTTCTCCATTGAAATGTTGTTCAACAAGTTTATTATTATGTTTAAAGAAGTCAGATTGCACCGCATTAGTTCCACCACCCATACGATAGTTTACTGTATATTGGCTTGTGGTGTTAAACTTTTTAAAGGAATCAAATAGACACATCAAGAATTTTCTATCTTGTCCCCATCCACCATGCCAATTAGATGCAACTTGGACTGCACAATTTGTTCTAATACAGTAACAGTTTGTATCCACATGAGCATATCCCATAATGGGCCATTGAGGACCTAATGATTCACAGTTATCTTGACATGCAAATTCACCATTCTGTTCATATATATTTCTGAGAGAATAACACCAGTCTAAATTGTTCTCTTCAATCGTCTTGACACAAGATTCAACATGAGTTGGTTCTAACCAACAATCTTGATCTAGATAAAGAACATAATCAGTATTGACTAGATGGGTAAATGCGGCATAAACTCTATGACCATAGAACCCATTTGCACCCACATTTTCTGGAAGAACGCATATGTTGAATTTTGATGAATCCAATTTCATGTGATAAAGTATTTTATCAACTTTATCAAAATTTTCAATCCCATCAACTACAACATATGCATTTGTTGGATATGTTTGATTGAGTACACTTTCAATTGCATCTTTAAACTCTGGCGCACCAGTAGTTGGTAAAATCACAGTAGCAGTCATAATATCTCCGATTAATATACTTTTCCAAATGGCCCGAATTTTTTACCTTTTTTCATCGCATCATAAACGATATCTGTCATCATTTTCTGAACTTTATCTTTTTCTAAAGTTAATATTCCACAAATAAAATCCAATTGCATTAATTTAGATTGAGCGGTAACAGGATCAGATTTAAAAACTTCAATTATGTTTTTTTCAATTGCGTCCCAAGATTCTTCTTTCTTCTCTATAGGTATACCCGCTCTATTTGTTAGAGATTTAACACGATTAATAATTTCTTTTATTTTAACAATATCATCAGATTTGTTGGGATATTTTTTATTTTCGTTTGAAAAATTGACACCGTATTTTTTAACTAGATCCGCAACCATGTCAACTGGAGCTTTACCTAATTTAGCAGCACCTTTTCCCTTTTCTGTTGGTTCATATTTTAGATTACTATAGTGACTTGTTGTTGTTGCTTTGATGGATAATGTATATGTTTTATTATGATCCTTATCTAAGATTTCTATTACAGTTTCTTGTGTTCCAAAAGTCAAAGGATTAGGTGGATAATGTGTAGTATCAACTCCAACTTTCTTTAGTTCTTTTTTCATTTTCTCCGCTTTTTCGGAAGATTTATCTCCATAAATTTCCTTAAACGTCTTTATCGATAGATCACATTTTATATTTTTTATTTCACATACTAATTTTTCAATTTTATCAAACTCTTGTTTTGTTGTAAGTTCAGTAGAGGAAACATTCACATCCACATAATGTGCCGTTTTTCCTGTCTTTTTCAGAGAGACACCTATGATAGTATTCGATCTATAATAGTTTCTCAACAAAGCATTGATCTCTTGTATTTTTACAGCTCGTTCATAAGGTTTTGTAGGATATTCACCATTTATTGTTGCTGTTTCTATAATTTCTTGACGTAATTTGTCTTCGTGATTTGCTTTTTTAATGTCAATTATCCATATATCAGCAGGGTTCCAAGCATCTTTTTTAGAAACACCCAGATGACCAATGATGGCAGTAATATAGTTCATAAAACCACCATCACGATAAAATTTTAATTCTTTAAAGTTTGTACCAGAATATTTGTCCAATAATGCTTTTTGTTGAGCAAAATATGATTGTAACCAATCTTTCGGTACTGGATCAGATTTTTTGGATCCCGGTCTGTAAGATGGGTCAAATATTTTTTGAAGCTCTATGTAATCCTTATCCAAAGTAATATTCAGATAAGGTTCCCATTTTTGTTTCTTTTTGGGCATTGTCATATTTTCCCAATTCGATTTAATTATTTCTTGGGTTTTAGCATCAACGAATTGGTTTCTCGGTGTAAGATTGATATAGTTTATATCATCTTTTAATGCTCTCTGGAAGATCCATTTTGATCCATCTTCCTGTTGTGCTGTTGTTGCTGCCATAGTTTATATCCCAAATAAAGATATTTATCGAATGATATCAATATCTTTTCCTGAGGTCCACACCTCAAGTTCAGTCCTCAATCGACCTTCAGACTTCAAAGTTTCATAACGGTTTGTTGCTTTCCTTTTCCACCATTCTATGATATTTTCCAATTCAAACTTATCATAATTCTGACCTTTAATCAAGTTGTCAGTTTTACCATTAACTACATCAATATAGTTTTCAAATCCATAATCAGATATGTAATACCTTTTTTGTTCAGTTAGACTTTTAGCATTTTCAATTATTTTATTAAAATGTTCACCTTCTACTGAACCTTTTAGAGCCTGCTTAGTCAAAGCAATGATCCTTTGTGAAATCTTGAGTTTTCTACTAGAAGCATTATCATCCATAATTTTTCCAATCTTTTCTTCCATGAAGTTTTTCAAATCCTCAAAAGGTTTACCATTCATCATAGGAAGAAAATCTGAATCAGTCAAACCTTTAAATCTAATATAAGGTTTCATGCCATCGTACTGAGATACAGATTTTGAACTACCATAAAGTGATGTAGTTTCAAATAAACAGAGATTCATATCATATTTCTTGTTACAAATCTCTCTTACTGCATGTGAACAACAAATAGCAGCCAATAATTTACCACCAAGATAGTTATATCCAAATGGTTGTGATGGAACAATAACAAAACCCATTAGTGTAGTCTTGTTAAATATTTTAGCATTTTCTATTGTTTGAGTGAATACCTGACCAAGCATTTCGTTACGAGGTTTACAATTAATCAATGGCGAACCAAGACGAATAAATCCAACATATTTACCAGTATTCTTTTCAAGAACAGCGAGTTTAATATTTTTACCAACAGGTGCAATATTAATATGTGAGGAGGTGATACTCAATAATGTTTCCCATTGTGATCCTGGAATCTCAACAACATCTAAATCCATATCATTTGGATGCATATTGAAATCAGAGAATAGATCATCTTCTGGTGGAAACAATGCATTGGTTGGTATATCAGATAAAGATGCCAACTTCTGATCTTTCATATACTCATCTATACGACTAAAATTACTGAAATAGTCTTCGTATACTTTAGAAACGTGTATGGCATCTTCTTTTTCAAAACTCATACTTTAAAACCTTCGAATTTACTTTTCATGTCAGTTTTTGGAATCTTATCATAACCGGAATCAACAATATCATCTTGCGCTGACTGTTCAACATCATACAGTTTCATCTTACTCCTATCAACACCAATCACTCCACGTTTCATAAAGGTAGGATCAGAGTAACGGTTCTTCAACTGCTTCACCATGATCTGTCCTAACTCTTCCAGTTCTTCAGAAGAGATCAATGCAAACATCAGGTCGGCGGTTGCCGGTAACCCAAAAGACTCAGAAGTGTCTTCCAATCCAGGATCGGAACTGTTGAATCCTGCTCTTGTTGTTTGTGTAGCAGATACAACAGGGACAGAATATTCAACCGCAAGGCCACGAAGTTCTTCAGCAATCGATTTGACGTAGGTATAGGAGTTAATGCTAGCGCCAGGTTTAATACGAGAAGAAGTGCAGATATTGAGATAGTCAATAAAGATAATATCAGGTCTGAAGTTGCGTTTGAGATGAAGTTCATTTAACAAAGTCCTAAAATGTGTAGCCGATGCTGATGCAGTTGGATATTCTTTGATGATCAATTTCCCCGTTGTCTTACTACGAACACGAGCAACCTTTCTATCATATTCTTCTTTGGAAAGTTTTTCTAATTCATCAACTTTGACATTGAGAAGATTTGCATCAATACGTTCTGCAATCTTCTCTTCTGCCATTTCTAACGTGATATATAGTACACTTTTACCTTGTACCAAACATCCAGCCGCAACATGACACATGAACAAACTTTTACCAACACCAGTTCCGGCAAGAGCAATGTTGAGTGTCTTACTTGGAAGACCACCTTTTGTAATCTTATTGAAATAATCTAGATCAAAAGGGATTCGTTCTTCTTTACGGTGATAGAATTCATATCTAGCATCCGAGTTCTCAAGGTAATCATGACCTACCGAATTGTCAAAGGATATTGCAAGCGCATCAGAAAGGATTTTCGGGATTGCACCCTTTTCGTGACTTTTATCTTTCCCATCCAATATGGAAATCGATTCAAGAACTGCGTTATATACTGCTTTTTCTTGACAGAATTTTTCAGTTTTGTCGATGAGCCATTGTTCTTCCGAAACAGAGAGGCTAGAAGTGGATTTAATTTCTTGTAGGTAATCTTCGAACTTCTCAATTTCTTCACCTGTAATATTTCTCTTTTCCTTGATGGCAATACTAAGTGCATCAAGTGAAGGTGATGCATTGTATTTGTTCGCAAATGATTCAAGTTCTTGAAATATATTCTTCTCGGTCCTGTCACTAAAATACTCCTTCTTCAGGAAAGGTAAGACCTTTCGGAAATAATCTTCATTCTGAATTAGATTCCTCAAGATCAGTTGTTCCATTCTCATCAATAATTTCCTGTTCTAAATTTCCAGATATGATCTCAATCAACAAATTGCCAATGCAATTCTTGAAGTCTTCATTCTTTTCCAATTTCTTTGGTTTACTTACCTTGGATTCTAACACATCATAGTCAAAAAGTAAATAGGCCTGTTCATCTTTTTCTTCAAATTTAACCTTGCCATACTTAAAAATGGTCCCCTCATAGGGACCACTTAAAAGTTTGATATGAACTGATGTAGAATCGGTTACAGAATTAATATACTGGTAATCAACATTTTCAATCATCTTCTTCCTCACTAGAAATAATTTGGGTAGACGCTACCCGATACTTGTCTTCAATAAATTCCTTGAAACTATCATTGTTTATGATAGAACTCCAGAAATCTTTAGTGTTTGTGTCAGCTTCACGATACTTCTTATCTTCTACTTCCCCTGTGTTTGGATCGACTCTAGAGTACCATCCATTAGAGGGTTTGATGACATGGCCGGATTCAATTGCAAGATCAAGAAGACCAGACCACTTGCTAAGCCCACCGTCATAAGATACAGTAATAGGGATTTTAGACTTTTCTTTGACATACCTCGACTTCTCCACATTGATAATGAAATCGTAACCAACGATCTCTTTTCCTTCTTTTTCTTGTTGTCTACCAATGATATAGATATTGTCTGCTGAATAATATGAACCGGTACCACCACCTACAATATCTTTGGGATACAATCCAATTTCTTTATATGTATGATTAACCACGACCATAGGAATGTCCTTCATAGTCAAATGTGGAGTAATCATACGGAACAATGATTTAACCTGTTTTGCACGACTCATATCTGCAACAGATTTGCCATCAAGAGCATCATCAACTTCTTTCTTAGATGCAAGATTACCAATAGAATCAATAACAATAATCAGATGATCTCCACGTTCAAGACTACTCAACTGATTCATAATATCAAACTTCAACTGTTCAATATCAGTTAGAGGAGTATGAAGTACCCGATTAGTATCAATTCCAAAAGAATCAAAGTAAGACTGTGGTGTGCCAAATTCACTATCATAGAATAAGAGAGCTGCATCTTCGTATTTCTCCAAATATGATTTAGCCATCAACAGACTAAATGAAGTTTTAAAATGTTTACTCGGTCCAGCCCACATAGTAAGACCCGGAGTAAGACCACCATCTAACTTACCAGACAATGCAATATTGATTGCTGGAATAGAAGTAGGAATCATGTCCTTCTCATTGAAGAACTTTGACTTTGCTAGAATTGCAGAATCCTTAATAGTAGAATTCTTTTTGATTTTATCTAGAATACTCATTTATCACCTTAATTAAAAAAGTCAGCTAACGAACTTGTTTTTTCAGTTTTCCAACCGATAGAATCCATAATAATCTTGATTGGATCTAAGAAAGTTTTATCGAATTGTACATCATAATCAATATACTTGTCAAGCCCCAATTCTGTTGGAAGTTTCTGTGGATAAGAAATAACATCTTCTTTGATTGGATTTGGCATTTTAAGATAAGTGAACTTCAACTTTTCCCCTTCTTGGATCAAAGGATATTGCTTGTCGAGTCCATTCTGTTTCAGATAATAATTATATAGAATTGCACCACGAACATGAATCGGACAACTTTTCTTATACAATGAAACAGGATCAGACCACTTTTGAAGACCATTTACTCCACGGGGAAATGAAATATCTTCAGCAGACTGTTTCTTGAATTCACTTCTAAATTTTTCGATAAACTCTTGAACTTTAGATTCAGTACCATTCAAAAGAACCTTAATCAATTCAGCCATTCTCTCACGAATAAATGCTGGAGTTGAAGATTTAATCATTTCAAGTCCCATAACTTTAATATCAGGTTCCTCAAACTGAACACCTTCATTGTTATATACATTCAAAATATATCTCTTCTTGGCAGTCCAAATACCTTTGTCTGCAAGAGCCTCTCGCTTCATTTGCATCTTTTGATCATAAGCGTACACATAGTCAGCAAGTTCTCTGTAACTTCTATCGATAAATGGTTGAATCTTCTCTTCACAGAATTTATCCATGATGGAGATAGTTTTGAAAGTGTCACCTCGGTGAAGAGAAAATTTATGTACCATCGGCCCAAGATTGAGATAAATCGAGTCAGTATCAGACGCAACCACATAATCACTACTAGTCTCCAATAAATTATTCATAAACTCATTCAGTTTCTTTTCGATCCAACGAATAGACAACTGACCTGCCATTGTTACACCCAATGCCATACGCAAATCGTAGAATCTGAAATACTGTGAACCGGTCGCACCATAAGCAGAATTCAAACCAACTTTCTTAGCTAATTCAATATTCTTATATTTTGCTACTGTTTTTGAAATCTCAAACTTCTTCTTTTCATCATGTTCATTGACATACTGTTGCTTGGCTTCAAGCATCATCTTCTTGAACTTCTTTCGATCATTATACATTTCTTCTAACATTCTCGGTAAGAAACCTTGAATATCGGTCCTAAAGAATTGACCGTTAGGAGTCATGGTAACATTGAGACCTTCAAGGGCACTCAAATCAATTTGTTTATGCAGCATTTTTTCAACAGTAATACCTTGAGACAGAATATCACGCATTTCTTGTGTGTAATCTTCTGGTTCAATCAATGTTTCTGGTGAAATATTGTACTGCATCATCAAATGTGGATACAGAGAATTCAAGTCGAAAGATGCAACCCAATTGTGCATACCTACTTGAACTTCTTTTACATAAGCACCCTCAAAGGACGCATCCTTCTCTTTAACAACTCTTGGGGGAACGATAATGTTTCTTTCTAACAGATGAGAATACGTCAGAGCATCCCACATTCTGGTTTGTGCAAAGATATCCTCATAGTTTGATTTAGTATCATATGCAAGAGTCAAACCCAACTCAAGAAGCTTTAATTTATCTTCAAGACGAACAATAAGTTCAACGTCTTTGATATTATATTCGATGAACAATTGAAAGTTTTCTTTATACAGATTATGCAGGTTTCCATACTCTTCATAAGACAACTTACGTTCTTTCAACTCAACATGAGCAATATTATCCAAACGATAAGATTCTTGAGTCTTGCCGTTTGGAGCGTACCACTTATAAAGTTCGATATAATCGAGTGATGCGACACCTTCCATACCATAGGCAATCAATTCTCGGCCATTTACGTTAGTCTTACGTTCAGAGATATAATTCCAAGGGGACAGTCTCCTGGTGTCATCCTCGCCAAGAATTTTACGAAAACGATTGACGATGTATGGAATATCGAAAAACTTGGTATTCCAACCGGTGATTACATCCGGACACCTTTCTGTCCAGAGTTTAAGGAACTGCCTACAAAGAGTCCATTCATCTTTGCAACGTAGATAGTGTTCATCACCTTTAGTCTCATATTCACCACAACCAAAGACCCAGGTTGCACCATTTAGATATGTAACGGTGATGGCTGTAATGGGTTCATTTGCAAGGTATGGATCAGGAAAACCATTCTCCGATCCAACTTCGATATCGATGATTGCAATAGAGACTTTATCGAAATCCCAATCAATTTGTCCTTTGTGTTGATCTGCAATGAAAGCATATTCAAAACGAGACTGGCCATAGATTGTAGGTGCACCAGAAACTTTATCAAATTGCTTGATATAGTCACGAGCTTCACGCATCGTGCCAAAGATTTTCTGTTGTAGATTGTCACCCTTTAGTGACTTAAATTTGGATGGAATTTTAGATGGAATGTAAAAAGAAGGTGAGTATTCAACCTTCTGTTTTACTCTTTTACCGTTAACAACACCCCGATAAAGGATGTTGCTACCGGAAACCTGAACGTTTGTATAGAAATTTTTCATTAACCTGTAATCAAAGTCTTATTAGGAAGTACGATCCCAGATCCAAAGATTTTGTCATAATTTGCTTTGAAATCTTCAGCAGGTTCATAGGAGTATACTACATGAGCGAACTGAATGTCAATAGTTTTTCCTGTTTTATCTTCTGAATGAAGAGGAAAAGGGGAGAATCCTACATTGGGTCTACCATCTTGACCAGCAACAATAGTAATGCCAACCGGATTTTGTAATCGAATAATGCGTTCACTATCTGAAGAAATTTCTTCACCAAGAATATCTTCACCAGTAACAAGTTTAAGTGCAATAATTTTCATAATTTACCCCATAAAAAAGAAACCCCTCAGTTTGAGCATCGTTGATAGGCTTGAGGGGTTTTGTTAAAATGTCCAACTACACTCGTTATATACCGAGATGTACATTGTATAATTGGTAGCGGGTAGCAGAATCGAACTACTCTAGACTGGCTTATGAGACCAGTGATTTCACCAGAAATCTAACCCGCATCAAACTTAAGCGTCTTCGAAGATCAAGATAATATGATCGATTGGAATAATATATAGTTCATCTTCAACCTTAGTTGCCGCATTCCAGTTAACCAAAGCAACTTCATCGACAGTAATTTCATCAATTTCAGGTCCAATTGCAATAATCTTTGCTCTATCAGGATCTTGTGTTGACTTTAAAATAATTCCAGATTCAGTTTGCTTTGCAGCTGCAATACGTTCAACTAAAACATTCTTTCCAGTAGGTCTATACATAATTATCTCACTTCTGTTGTTAATTTTTTTAATTGTTTTCTAACAGCAGTTTCACTAACATTTAACATATTACCTATTTGCACATTAGAATACTTCTCTTTTAATTCAAGTAGATTTATTTCCCCCCATTCAACTTTTCTAAATCTACCTTTTTTAATTTTCGGTTCTTTTTCAATTAAATCTTTATAGTTTAGATATTTTTCATCGAATTTTGCAAATATATTAGGTAGTAATGTAGTTCCATCGTGTATTTCTCTATGGCAATTAGAGCACAATAAAATGCATTTTCTTAATTCGGAAGCAATTCTTTCCCATTTTACTATATTACCCCTAACACCACCTAATCCCATTTCTTTTTCATTAGGATTTATATGATGGAACTCTAATGCATTATGTGATTTGTTATACCCACATATTTGACAACAACCACCCATAGATTCCACCATCCTGACCTTGGAATTTTTTCTCCAAGTCTTTACACTTTCAGAGTTTTTACTCATTTATACCTCGTACTTTTTATTATTTATTTATAATAACATTAAGTTCGATAGTATCTGAAATGGCTGTGTGCCGAGGATTCGAACCTCGCCCCCTTTCGGGGCCTTCTGATTAACAGTCAGAGACCTTCACCTAGCCGGTCCACACACATTAATTTGGTCTCTGAGACACGAATCGAACGTGCAACCCTTCGCTCCCAAAGCGAAAGCTCTACCAAGTTGAGCTACTCAGAGATAAGTACTGGTTACGCTTCCAGTGTCATCATTTCGTTATGACCGTTCTATGTTCACGCCAGTGTTTTATTTTAAATCGCTTCTGGTCTTCGATCTTTTTGACCTACTTTCTTTCGGTCACATTTGGAGCGGTTCTACTGAATCGAACAGTATAACAAGAAGGGTATTCTTGTCAGTTCCATAACAAACCGCAATTTGGAGCCTTGTGTCAGATTCGAACTGACGGGGACCTAAGTCGGCGGCTTACAAGACCGCTGCAATCAACCACTATGCGAACAAGGCTAAAAACTTTTACCTTCTTTATATCTCAATCTTCTATAATGTCTACCATTTCCTCGGTTTGCACCTTTATAGGTAGATGTCTGTGAATGACAGTTTGGACATATTAAACAAAGATTGTACAATTCATTATTTTCAGAATTGCCATCGATGTGTTCTAACTCCATAACAATAGATTTCTGATTCCATTCTGTTATTCCACAAACACCACATTTATTGCCTTCAGTATAAATTAGATACTTTTTAATTGTTTTGGGTGATGCAGTCTTATTATGAATTCTTTGTATTAGATTGTATTTTTGGTTACAATCTCTACTACAAAAAGTAGATTTATGTTCTTTTACTTTCTTACCACAATATAAACAATTAGGTTTCTCTCTTTTCATCGCCACTTATGCTTTGAGGGCATTTAATTTACGATCCAGTTCACTCTGGATCTTGTGTTTTACCTTAGGAGTAGAATTCTTCACCAATGCTTCTTGTAGTTGTACAATACTGTGTGCCTTCCAATTTGGACGACCGTGACGAGTATGCATTGGATTACTAACTTTCTTAACACTCATAAAACACCTCATAAATTGGAGCGGAAGACGAGACTCGAACTCGCAACATCTGACTTGGAAGGACAGTACTCTACCAATTGAGTTACTTCCGCATTTAAATTGGAGCGGGATGACAGAATTGAACTGTCAACTGGACCTTGGCAAGGTTCTATTTTACCTTTAAACTAATCCCGCATTGTTCAAACATTATACTCTATATATGCCTCTTTGGCAACCTTTATTTGGCACCCCGAGAGGGAATCGAACCCCCATTCTGGCTTTAGAAGAACCATGTCCTTTCCATTGAACGACCGGGGCATAATTGGTGGGCCCCCAGGGATTTGAACCCTGAACCAACGGATTATGAGTCCGCTGCTCTAACCATTGAGCTAGAGGCCCTAGATTGGTGGGGATAGCCGGACTCGAACCGGCACGGATTTCTCCATCAAATTTTAAGTTTGGTGTGGCTACCAATTACACCATATCCCCATTAATTTGGTGCCCTCGGTCAGATTCGAACTGACACTGGACGGCTTCTAAGACCGTTGCCTCTACCAATTGCGCTACGAGGGCATTCATTCAGTTTATGTGGACCATTATAACAAATGATCCACATATTGTCAACCACTTTTTGGAGCTCCTAGATGGAGTCGAACCATCGTTTATTCCTTACCAAGGAATCGTTTTACCGTTCAAACTATGGGAGCAAACTTTTTTATGCTACATTTTGTAACACATGTTTTAGTCTATCAGCTGCATAAGTAGCAGCAAATGCATTTGGTTTTACAAGAGGATTAACATTACATGTTCCTTTAATGTAACCAATTGCTTGTTGTACAACACAAGATGAACCATACTTTAAATCTGGATTAATATCCAAGTGTACTTCAACATATCTATCTTCCAAAACATCAGAGAGACTTTGGAATAATTCAGATACCTTGTATACTTCATTCATCAGACGCATAGCAGGTTTATTCTTCTTTTGGTCATAATCTCTTTCACGAATTACGTCACCAAAAATTTTACAACCATGTTCACCATCAATATGAACAACTACAGCTAATGTGTAGTCTGCATACCATACACCTTTGATTTTAAATCTTTCAGAATCCGCACCAAGATAAATCTTGGTGTCTTCAGATTGTGCAGAGATAAACGCTTTTACTTCCTCCAGATTAAAGCTTTTCATAAGTCACCTTATTGTTATTAAAATTGGCAGGCCATGAAGGATTCGAACCCTCAACAACTGATTTGGAGTCAGGTATGTTACCATTACACTAATGACCTACATTTGGTACGGATAATCAGATTTGAACTGATACTGAGTAGGGTTTG